TTCCCAGACGGTAGCATCCGCGGCTGATCTGAAAGAAAATGACTGGGTTACATGGAAAGAAACCGCACTTGAAGCAACGGCAGGCGTTCCGCTGGCAGGCGGTACGAATGGAACGGTCAATGGTGAGGTGCATCAGAAATACCTGGATCTCCTGGAATCATATACTGTGAATACGATCGGCGCGAGTGTGAGTGATGCTACCACGGCGAAACTGTATGCCGCATTTGCAAAGCGTATGAGGGACAAGGTCGGGGCGAAATTCCAGGCAGTCCTGTATAACTGCGCGGCGGATTATGAGGGCGTCATCAATGTGAAGAACAGCCCGGACGTGATTCCGTGGGTTGTGGGTCTGGAGGCAGCGTGCGGGGTTAATGCAACCTGTACCAACGCGATCTATGACGGGGAGCTTGAGATTGACACCGCCTATACGCAGACACAGCTTGAGAATGCTGTGAAAGCCGGTGAATTTGTCCTGCACAGCGTGGGAACGGAAGTGCGTGTCTTGGAGGACATCAATTCTCTTGTGACACTTACGGAGGATAAAAACGAACTCTTCCAGAGCAACCAGACGATCCGTGTGCTGGATCAGATCGCGATGGATATCGCATCGCTGTTCAACACGAAGTATCACGGCAAGGTTCAGAACAATGAATCTGGTCGTGTCAGCTTATGGAACGATATTGCATCGCATCATAAGCAGTTAGTGCAGCTTGGAGCAATCGAGAATTTTTCGGAGGATGATGTTGTGGTCTCCGCCGGAAGCGAGAAGCGCGGCGTATATGTGGAAGATAAGGTGACGATCGTCAATGCAATGTCACAGTTGTATATGACGGTCGTGATTGAGTAGGAGGTGAAGAGATGTTTAACGCTTATATGAATGAACAGGATGTGCCGTCTGCAAAAGAGGCGGAAGCTTTTGTCACGGTTGGCGAACAGCGGTATAATCTGCTGAACGCAAAGAATTTTGAGGGCAAGGCAAACATCAGCACCAAGGAGATCCCGGTGCTGGGAAAGATCATCTCCGGCAGGAAGCCGACCGGAATGGTCGTGCAGGCAAAAATGACGGTCTACAAATGCTCGGAGATGTTTGACCGGATCGTAACAGAGTACAAAAATACCGGTCATCTGCCGGTGTTTGAATTGCAGACAACAAACAATGATGCGGCTACCTGCATGGGGCGCAGCACAAAGGTTTATCACAACTGCGTGATCGACGGAGATGTGCTGCTGTCAATGTTTGATGCCGAGGGTGGATTTGTCGAGCAGGAGATCAATTTCTATGCTGCAGATTATTCCAGCCCGGAATCCTACAAGGAGCCGTCCTATCTGTAACAAGTCAACGGCGGCGGGAGACTGCCGCCAATTAAGAGAATGAGGAGAAAAAACATATGGGAAACTTAAAAGCATTTTTGAAACAGAATAAGAAAGCCAAAAAGACAACGCAGTTTGCTGCCACAAAGTCACTGTGTGATGAGAACGGTGCTCCGTTACTCTGGACGATCAGACCTCTGTCCACGAAAGAATCTGCGGCAATCCGGGATGAATGTACGATTGAAGTGCCGGTTACCGGCAAGCCTGGACTGTACCGACAGAAGGTTAATACGGATGAGCTTCTGAGAAAAATGATTTGCGCCGCGGTTGTGGAGCCGGATCTGCACAATGCAGAACTGCAGGATTCCTATGGCGTTATGAGCGCAGAGGCATTGATTGTGGAAATGGTCGACAACCCGGAAGAGTTCGGTGAGCTTGCCACATTCGTGCAGGAATACAGCGGCATCGATGAGACGCTGCAGGAGAAGGTTGACGAGGCAAAAAACTAATCAATGGCGGCGACGGTGAAGCGGCATATGCGCATTATTGCTTGCAGAAGTTTCACTGGCTGCCGTCATTCTTTTCTGAATTGGATCGGAATGAGAAAGCTTTTGTGATTGCGTCCATTGATCTTCGGGTCGAGGAAGAAAAGCACAAGGCAAAAGAAATCCAGAAGTAGGAGGTGAGAGGATGTCAAGTATTCAGACTGCGATAGAGTTGTCGGACCGTATGTCTGCGCCGCTCTACAATATCTGCACGGCGGTGAATATGGTGATAAGCAATTTTGAAGCGCTGGAATATGCGTCAAGCACCGCGATTGATACGTCGTCGATGGAAGAGGCGCGGCAGCTGCTTGCCGATGGCATGGTGGGTTTACAGGACATCACAAGTGCCACGGAGAGCGCGCGCCGGAAACAGGAGGAATACAACCAGAAGATACAGGCTGGATCACAGCATACGGATGTTCTCTTGAATAAGGTAAAATCGCTTGTCGGAGCGTATGTTGGCATTTCTACGGTAAAAAACGCACTGGATCTGTCGGATGAACTTACGCAGACCACGGCGCGCCTTGATATGATGGTGTCGCAGTATAATGCGTTGAATGGGACGATGCAGACGACAGATGAACTCTCGCAGATGATCTTCCTGTCGGCGCAGAATTCCAGGGCGTCTTATATGGATACAGCTGCATCGGTGGCGAAACTCGGAAATAATGCCCGGGATGCTTTTGCATCGACCGGCGAGATTGTGCAGTTCGCGGAGTTGGTAAATAAGCAGTTTACGATAGCCGGGGCATCGGCAACAGAATCGTCCAATGCGTTTTTACAGTTGACACAGGCGTTAGGGTCTGGCGTGCTCCGTGGCGATGAGTTGAACAGTATCTTCGAGCAGGCGCCGAACTTGATCCAGACTGTGGCTGATTACATGGATGTTCCAATCGGTAAGATCCGGGAAATGGCATCAGATGGACAGATCACCGCGGATATTGTAAAGAACGCAATGTTTGCGGCGGCAGATGATATAGATGCAAAGTTCAACTCCATGCCGATGACCTGGGGACAGCTATGGACATATTACTCCAATCAGGCACTTATGACATTTCAACCGGTACTACAGCGGCTGAATGAGATGGCAAACGATCAGCATATGCAAACGGCATTGACCGGAATTATGAATGCCCTGTCCGGGGCGGCAACGATCGCTTTGAATGTGATCGATGTAATGGTAACGGGCGGGGCGTATATCGTGGACAACTGGTCAATGATCGCACCGGTTATAGGCGGAGTAGCGGCGGCGCTGGCAATTTATAACGGCGCTCTTCTGCTTCATAATGCGTATGAAGCTGCGTCAAATGGGTTGAAGATGATCGCTGCAATAAGATCTGTTGCACATGGAACCGCGACAGCAGCAGAGGCGGCGGCTACAACTGGTGCATCTGCTGCGCAGATTGCATTTAATACTGCGCTATATGCTTGTCCGCTTACATGGATTGTACTTGCCATAATTGCGGTTATAGCGGCGATATATTTAGTTGTTGCTGCTATTAACAAAGTGCAGGGGACAACTTATAGTGCGACCGGGGTTGTAGCTGGAATATTTGCCACACTGGGAGCACATATAATTAACACGTTTGTTGTTCCGGCATGGAATGGGTTTGCCACGCTGGCGAATTTTTTCGGGAATGTATTTAATAATCCTGTCGCGGCAGTAGAGGTGATGTTTTATGATCTGTGTCTTACAGTCCTTGGATATATTTCAAATCTTGCGAGTGCGATACAGACACTTTTGAACAAAATACCGGGAGTTGAAGTCAATATTACCAGCGGTTTAGACGGATTCTACTCAAAGTTGGAAGAGGCACAGCAGGCGGTCAAGGATAAGTCAGGCTGGGTTGAGCAGGTCGGCAAGATGGATTATGTCGATTATCAGACTGCATACAACAAGGGATATGATTTCGGACAGGGCGTAGAGAACAAGGTTTCTGATTTCTTTGGTGGTATTAAGGATCTTGGAAACAGCGGAGACACCGGAGCATTAGGCAGTTATGGAGCCGCATCTGATATGGCTGCGAATGTTGCCAACATAGCAGGTGATACATCGAGTATCTCGGATTCGCTGGATGTTTCGGAAGAGGATCTGAAGTATCTGCGAGATATTGCGGAGCAGGAAGCAATCAACCGTTTTACGACGGCGGAGATCAAGGTGGATATGTCCGGTATGAGCAATACTGTGCATAATACCAATGATCTGGACGGTATTGTGGACGGATTGACCACGCGGGTACTGGAGGCGATGGAAATAGTCCGGGATGGAGCCTAAATATCGACAAACGCAGAAGGGAGGTGTATAATAATTTCACAAATTATTAGGGAGGAACTATTATGGGGTTATTTGGTAAGAAAGATCAAGCTAAGGAATATACAGATATCGTGCATGTTGTAGGGTTGCCAATCCCAGAAAATTGTAAATGCAAAGTTATGCTTAAAACTCAGGAAATGGTGATTTCCGGGGCTGGGACAGAAATGACATTATTGTATGAGAAAATACATAATGTTGATTTTCAGATGGATATTGATGAAAGCATATATCAGAAAAGCAGTTTGGCGAAAGGAATTGTTGGAGCAGCAACTTTTGGAGTGGCAGGAGCGGTGCTTGGTTCTGCACCGAAGACAAAAACAAAACGTGAGGTAAAATGC